CAAAGACCCTATGAGCGCTGTTTATCCGTTGCTTCAGCCTTATGTTGGGTGGGGCTTGTGACAAATGAAATTACTTTAGCTAAGGCAGAGTTCAAGTTAGACCTTGACGCTGCCGGGATCAACGTTCAAGACTTTGTGCCAGAACGTATTGTTCCGCCTATCGTAATTATCAACAACGCAAGCCCCTACCTGACGGCTAGCAGCCTAGCTAACGAATATATTATGAGCCTAGAGCTTGTAGTAGTCGCTAGCACAGCTACTAATAAGCAGGCTATGGAAAATTTAGACGGGGCTATTGCAGACGTGCTTACGGCGCTTCCGCGATATGCCCGTTTGCTTAGGGTAAACGAACCCTACGAAATGCAAACGAACAACGCTAGCTACCTTTCAGCGAACATATCCGTTGAACTAGAAATAACTATTTAGAAAGGGCTTCCAAATGGCAGCTTCAACGCGCATAAAGGCGCACAACATTGTATTCGATATCGCCGGAACTGATTACGCTTGCGACGCTACTATGGTAGACCTACAGCTTCAGGACGCACCCGGTGACGTGCAGACTTTCTGCGAGCAGAGAGTAGGCGGAGAGTGGCAGCTAACACTAGAGGGTGTAACTTCCGGTGACGCAGCTTCTCTATATCGCGTTCTTTGGGCTAACTTCGGCACTACCGCAGCGTTCACTATTGCCCCTAACGGCAACGCAACCGCTACGGCTTCAGAGCCACACTATGAGGGAACTGTAAAGTTCGATCAGCTTCCCCCGTTGAGCCTAACTAGCAACGACACAGTTACTTTCTCTGTAACCCTGACTGTAGATAACAGCACGCACGACCCTGCAAGCAACGTTTACTACGGCGTGGAGATTGTAACGGCGTAATGCCTTCACCTACCTACCTGCCTAACGGGGTAAAGGTTTCCGGACTTAGGGAGATACAGCGCAGCATTATTCGTTTGGGTGTTCCACGCGAAGAAATGAAAGCGGCGGCAGAGGCTTCCGCACAGGTTGTATTGAACGAGGCCCGCAGCCTAGTCCCCGTTAGGACGGGTAGGCTTAGGGATAGCATAAGGCTAACAAGGGGACGCAGCGGATTCCCACAGATCACAGCGGGAAACAATCGCAAGGGCCGTTCGGGTGTTCCATATGCTAACCCTATCCATTGGGGTTGGTTCAAGCGTGGCATTATACCTAACCCATTCTTTAGTAAAGCAATCGGCCTAACTAGGGAAGACGTATACAGAAACTACGAAAAGAACATAGAGCTAGCCATAGACAAGGAAGCACGCAGGGCCAAATCAGCTATGCGGGCGGACGTTTTGGGTGGTATGGGCTACACTAACGTTATGCAGACCAACTACGGATACTTAGGTTGGAAAACCGACGGAACTAGGGTTGCAATCAAGGGCGTATCGGCTGCAAACCTAAAGCGTAAACTAAGCAGTATTGGCTAACAGAAAGGCAAACACAGATGATCAAGTTTGAAGAACTGACACTAGGCGAAGTAGAAGAAATTGAAATGCTACTTGGAACTAGTATCGAACAGGCGTTTTCGGACGGATCACCAAAGGGCAGAGCGCTTAGAGTGCTTTATTTTGTTATGAAGCGAAAAGAGCAGCCAGACTACAAGTTTGAAGACACAGAAAAGGTTACGCAGCAGCAAGCTTTGGCGTTGCTGTCGGGTGACGAAGAAAAAAAAGAATAAAAGAGCAAGCAGCAGAAAGGCTAGCTAGGTTTTGCATAGCTACAGGCGTGCAACCTTCCGAAGCTAAGTTGCTTACTCTACAGGAATACAAGGCTTTCATAAGGGCAAGGGAGAAGCGAAGTGGCTAGCAACCTAACGCTAAACGTAGAGATTCTTGGTGAATACAAGAAACTTACGCAGGCCACACAGGGCGCAAAAAGGCAGCTTGACGGGCTAGCGACTAAGTTCAAGGACGTAGGGCGTCGTGTCGGTAAGGTAGTTGCCGGTATCGGTGCGGGTGTCGGGCTTGCCGTCGCTTCACAAATCAAACCGGCGATTGACGCAGCTTCAGACCTAGAACAGCAATACGGCGCATTAGATTCTGTCTTCAAAGACCTAGCGCCAGATATGAAGCAGTTTGCTTCCGAACAGTATCAAATCGGCCTTTCCACAGCAGACGCAGCGCGAAGTATGACGTTGCTAGGATCACAGCTAAAGGGTTACGGGCTGCCGGTAGATGAAGCCGCACAGAAAACTAAAGACCTAACACTACTTGCAGCAGACCTAGCTGCCACGTTCGGCGGCACTACAGCAGACGCAGTTGCTTCCATTGGTTCACTTTTCAGGGGCGAATATGACCCTATCGAAAAGTATGGTGTTGCAATCAAGAAGTCCGACGTAAACGCGAGACTTGCAGCAGAGGGCCTAGACAAGCTAGAGGGCGAACAGCTAAAAATGGCAGAGGCGCAAGCGGCGCTAACGCTATTGTTCGAAAAGACCACAGACGCACAGGGGCAAGCAAACCGCGAAATGGACACCGCTGCTGCACGCAGCGAGCGCCTACAGGCAACCTTCTCTAACCTGCAAGCAGAAATTGGCGAAAAGCTTTTGCCTATATTCGTGGATATTGTCACCTATATAGTCGAAGATATCATTCCTGCTATTGAAGACTTTTACGCAGACCTAACAGACCCTTCCGGCGAAGCTATGCAACAAATTGAAGCCATTGGGGAAGCTTGGGGCGTATTCGTTGGCGATTTCAAGTTTGGTGCTAGCGAAGTGAAACGCGTAGACGTATTCAAGTGGATAGGTGACAGCGTAGTTAGCGCAATCAAGGCGCTTACACACCTAAGCACTTTTGTTAGTGAAATTTTTAGCGGTATGAGCAAGATTTTCGCAGCAGGCTTTAGCTTAGGCCCGGTGGCTAACGCACTTAGGCAAACGGGTATGGCGCAAGTCGCAGGTGCTATGGGTGCTGCTAACAGGGCAGCCGGGGCAATCCGATTCTCAGATGAACTTTACAGCGATAGAACGCTTGGAACAGCCGCCCAAAGTCCGGGTGCTTCAGAACTTCAGACAATCAACATAAACATAAACAGGGCAGCAATTGACCCTGACAGAATTGTTAGCGAACTAGATGCAGCTATGCGTTCTAGGGGACTAAACACCATTACTAGGACGTTACAGCCGCAATAATGACCAGAATAGCCGACTTCGATATTGCCAACGACCTAAAGGTAGAGTTCTATCTACCCAAAGGCGATCACTTATTTATTATTGGCATAAGCAAGCTAGGCAGCAGCGACCTAATGAACAGCAGCGGGCAGTTTGTTCTAGGCACTTCCCTACTTGGTGGCACAGATATTCTCGGTGCTAGCGGTTTCGAGTGGCGCGATCTTGCTTGCGAAGCAGCACAGGTAGAACTAGCTATTGGCGGCAGCGTTCAAAGCGAAATTTATTTTCAGCCTTCACCGGCAACGGCAAGCATTACCCTGCAATCGCTTGAATATGATCCCAACGTAAATTCAGCCTTCAGGCCCGGAACACCGGTAAGAATACGACTAGAGAAAGACGCTGTAAACGAAGTAATCTTTCAGGGAACTGTGGACGTTATCGGCGGCACTTATGTAGTGGACGGATATAACAGGCTATCCGTTAGTGCTTATGACGATTTCAAAGAAATAGCCAACACAAGAATTGCACTATTCGACACCGACACAGATTATCCGGCAGGCTTTGTAACCCCCTATGAGCAGCTAGAGATTATTGCAGAGCAAGTGGGCAGCGCTATGCACCCGGACAGCGTAGATAACGGGGGTGAGATACCTAGCGTAATAGAAACAGATATCATTCCTAGCAGGAAGATTTTAGACGCGATACAGGTTGGGCTAGGGCTATTCTGGCTAGACCCCGCTACGCAAGAATTCGTATTTGTGCCTAGACCCGACGCAAGTATTATCCCGGACTTCCCTGCCGGGGCCGGCTACTTTACTTTAGGCACTTCCCTATTGGGTGGCGTGGACGTGCTAGGTTCGGGCGATCCCGTTTGGACAATTGGCAACAACCACGAAGACTATTACCACCTATGTATGAGCAATATAGTTACTAGGGCAGATTCCGACGTTGTTTCTAATTCGCTAAAGGTATCTCTAGCAAGTGACGAAGCTACAAATGTGGTAATTGAAAATCAAGATTCGATTGACCTATACGGCAAGTTTGCAATTGACGTTAGCCTAAATACGACTGACCTAGACGAATTGGAGCGTTGGGCCAACGCAGTTTACAACCAGTCACCGACAAACTTAGTTCAATCTGTAGAAACGCCCGCAATAGATAGAACTAATAATCTAACTGAAGCTGCTTTTTTCAAGCCGGGGCAACTTGTTGGTGTAAAATATACCAATAGTGTGCTTGCCATAAGCGACTTTTATACAACTACAAAGGTAAGTCATTACATAACACCGGACAATTGGCTTACTACACTTGAGCTTTGGAAGGAAGCATAAATTGGCTTACAAAGTATTCGCAAACGGCAACCCGCTGTTAGCAAGCGAACTAAACGAAAACCTTATGCAGCAGTCAATTGCTGTATTTACAGATACTACTGCTAGAGACGCAGCTATTACTTCACCGGTAAACGGACAATTCGCCTACCTAACCGGCGCAGGAAGCCTTGTAAAATATAACGGAAGTGCTTGGGAAGACGCTATCCCGTCGTTGCCGACACCGGGCGTTAGCGAAGAAACCGGAACGACTTACACAATTGCAGCAG